GCCGTCATCGGCACGGCATGGCTGTATGTGGTCGCCGTGCTGGTGGTTTTGCTGGCACTGGCGAGCAGGCGCAATGCGTCGCTGCGCGCCGAGATTGCCAAGCGTGAGGCGGCAAGGGAAGCAGCACGCGCGGCAGAGTTTTCCAGGCGGGCGCAAAAGCAGGAGGCGGCACGTCAGCAGGTAGCCGCACGCCGGGATGCGGCACAGCGGAACACGGACGCTGGCAGGAGGAATCATTTTGAAAGTGACAAATAAGCTGGCATTGCTGGCGGCATTGGGTGTTTTGGCTGGCTGCGCCACAAAGCAGCATTTGGTACCTCTTGACGTTGGAAAGTGCCCAGTGCCGCCATCACTGCCGGTTGTCATGGAGACGGAGCTGGGTTGTTTGAGCGACGGTGCGTATCAGCGTCTGGTGGAGCGTGAGCTGCGCCTGCGCGAACACATCGGCGCGTTGGAGGTGCTGTGTGAGTGAGTGGTTGCTGCGCCTTATCCGTTTTCTGCGCCGCCCGTTTGACCGTATTTGTCATGTAGACAATACGGATGGTTTCGGCAGGCTGGGGTATGTGTTCGCCTGGTTCGCGAGCGGGACGGATTGCCGCTGCTGTATTGGTATGCGTATTCCGTTCGCGTTTGTGGTCGGGCTGACGGTTGGGCTGTTGCTGTGAGGGAGGATGTGATGACCAGGCCGATCTACGACGGGCGTATTAGTCTCGGCAATATCATCACCATCATCGGGATGGTATTGACGGGGTTTTGGTGGTTGGCAAACGCTGACAAGAAGGATGCGTTGCAGGACGCGCAAATCGAAGCGAACAAGAGCGCGCTGAAAGAGTTGATTGCCGCCGAACAGCAGGCGCGCAAGGAGGCGGTGCAGGAGCTCAGAATCCGCATTGATGCCGACCGCGTGGAAATGCGCCAGCAGTTCGACAAGCTCAACGCGAAGGTGGACGAGTTGATAAAGTTTCAGGGAGGACGGTAATGGAAAAGGATTACGGCATCTGGTTATCCAGCTTTAACCATGTCTGGTATGGGTTATTCACCAGTAAGCAGCAGGTGAAGCGGTTTTGCAGGAAGCACAAGCTGGATTTCCCCGGCTTTGTCGGAGAGGGCGCACAGGCGACAACGTGGAGTCTCAAACATCACAATGGCGACGCGGTTGCGCTGGTGTGCATGCGTAACCGCGGCGCAGTGACAACAGAGGTGGCCGGTCTGATCGCGCATGAGGCGGCGCACGTCTGGCAGTTTATCCGTGACGAGATGGGCGAGGAGAAGCCAAGCGAGGAATTCGAGGCGTACTCGTTGCAGAAAATAGTGGTGCGCCTGTTGAAGGATTACAACGAAAAGGCAGGGCAGTAATGGCACGTCTTACTCAGGAGCAATGGACGGCTGCCCGCGCTGATTTTGAGATTGCAGGTCTGTCAGTGACGGAGATTGCCGGCAAATATCGGCTGGACAAAGCTGCAGTGTCGCGCCGTGCCAAGAAGGAAGAGTGGCAGGCAGGTAAAAGTCAACCGTTGTCAACAAGAAAAGCCAGCGCAATCATTGAGTTGGTGGAGTGTGAGGCACAAAGTCAACAGGCGAAACTCAACAGCGTAGAACGCGCGGTTTTTGACCGTGTCGTTGCTGATGATGTGGCTTTCCGTCTGCAGAACGACGCAGACATGGAGGCGGTGCGCGAACATGCCATGAGTTTGTTGCCGCTGATTGAAAAGCCGCTGGATGCCAAGTTGTTGATGGAGACACTACGTATCCAGCGCGAGGCGCGGCTGGGTAAGGTGCCGGATACGATGGTGCAGGTGAATAACGGTATGAGCGGGATAGACGCTTTGCATATGAAGAGGCTGGGCGATGGCCGATAAGGCGCTGGAACTGGCGGCGTATTACGAGAATCATATGCCCGCGTTTGCTGCTGATTGTCTGAAGATTGCGATGGAGGCAGGCGGGATTGCGCCGTTTGTGCTGAACGCGACGCAGTGGGACTTGCACAACCGGCTTGAGCAGCAACGGAGCTGTACGGGTAAGGTGCGGGCGATTGTACTGAAGCCGCGCCGTGAGGGGATGAGCACCTACATTGGCGCGCGCTTTTTCCACAAGACGGTGTACGGCGACGGTTTGCGCACCCGTATCACCACGCACTTGGACAAGTCCACGCAGGCACTGTTCCGTATGGTGAAGCTGTTCCACCGCGAGATGCCGGACTGGCTGCAGCCAACGGCAGGCGAGGACAGCGCCAACAGTTTGAGTTTCCCGAAGAACCACGGGCGTTATGATCTTTCCACGGCGCGCAGTAGCGATGCCGGACGGGGCGAGTTGACGCATTTATTCCACGGTTCGGAGGTAGCGTACTGGCCGAATGCGGAAGACGTGGTTGCCGCCGGGGTGGAAACGGTCGGCGATGTTGCGGGGACGGAGATTATTTTCGAGAGTACCGGCGCCCCCGGGACGTACTTTGAGGATTTGTGGAATAAGGCGCTGCGCGAGGGAGACTTCGCCACCATTTTTTATCCGTGGTACACATCGGCACGCAACCGCGCGGATGCCGCTGGCCTGCTGCCGACGGCAGAGGAAAAGGAATTGCTCAGGACTTACGACGGGATGTCGCTGGAGAATCTGGCGTTCCGGCGCAAGAAGCTGGTGCTGTCGAGCGAGACGAAGTTTCGACGCGAGTATCCGGCGACACCGGCGGATGCGTTCATGGCAGACGAGAAGTCGGCGTTTATTTCACCGGAGGTGATCGAACGTGCGGCAGGGCGAAGACATGAACCGTTCGCGGATATGCCGCGTGTGCTGGGCGTTGACCCGTCGCAGACGGCAGACGGCGACGACACGGGGCTGTGTATCCGCCAGGGCAGCGCGGTAGTGCGCCTCGCCCGTTTCCGGCGCGAGACGGTGCAGGAGCGCGCGGATGTGGTGCGACGCTTTTTCACGGAGCACCGCTGCGATCATGCCTTCATTGACCAGGGCGGCAGCGGCAAGGAGATTTACGATCTGCTGTTGCAATGGGGGATGACACGGCGGCAGTTGACGCTGGTGCCGTTCGGGGCGAAAGCGAGCAATGCCGCGCTCTACCCGAACAAGCGGGTGGAGATGTACAGCGATGCGCGCCGCTGGTTGGTGGACGAAGGCAGGATTCCTAATGATTTGGGCTTCAAGGCCGAATTGTCGCTGACGCGGGCGGTGATCAACAACAACGGGCAAGAGGTACTGGAAAGCAAGCGCGATATGCGGCGCAGCCCGAACCTCGCTGACGCGTTTGTGCTGACCTTTGCCTATCCCGTCAAGCGCGGCAATGGCGGCGCCGGGGTGTATTGATGACTGATGAAATCGAACTGAACGACGAGCGGGCGGACAAGCTGGCTGACCTGGTGCAAGACCGCTATCAGCGCGCGGCCTCGGCGCGCAGCAGCCGCGAGGTGTACCGCACACAGTCGGTGGACTTCTGGCTGCGCGAAGCCTACGAGCGCTTTCTCGGCAAGGCCTGCAACAACCGCTTTAACCTGACCCGCATCAAGGCGGGGGCGCTGTATGCGAAGGTGAAGGACATGGTGGTGAACAGCGCCGATGCGCCGTTTGTGGTGGAAGCGACACCTATCCCGACCCTCAGCAAAAAGCAGACAGGGCAAGTGCAGGAGGTGCTGGAACGCCTGCTGGGCGAGAAGCTGATGGAGGCGGGGATTGTCCTGCAAGACGCCGATGGCAACGTCTGGCCGAATTACGACGCGGTCATCATGGCAGACGGTTATACGCTGGTGCCATCGGTGGCGGCGTGGCTGAAAGAACAGGCGGTTGAGCAGAAGCAGACCATCCTTACTGAGGCGGGCAAGGTGGCGCGCGAGGCCATCAAGCAGGTCACGACGCTGATGCAGGACCAGATGCTGGAAGGCGGTTGGCGCGATGCGTATCTGGACGTGCTGTTTGACGTGTTCCTTTACGGTACTGGGGTGTTGCGCTGCGAGCTCCGCCGTGTGCAGGGATTGAAATGGAACGGCGACAAGCTGGCACCAGCCACGGACGACATTATGACGTGGCGGCATGTGCCGGTCGGCAACTGCTATCCGTCAGCAGACAGCGAGAGCGCGCAGGAGGGGACGTATTTCATCGAGCGCGGCGCGATGCGCAAACAGGATCTGTTTGCCTGCGCACAAATTGACTGGATGCGTCAGGACAAAATCGCCGAGGCTTACGAGCAGGCGCGCGACAACGCGGGCTGGCTGGAACGGGAAGATGTGGAGCAGCCGCAACAATGGGCAGACGACGCGCTGGTGGATGTGCTGATTCATGAAGGCACGGTACGTGGCGACACGCTTATGGATTGGCTGGATGATGATGCGGGCATTGACGAAAACGCGTTTTACGATGTGGAAGCGTGGGTGCTGGCCGGGGTGACGATTGGCTGCCGCGTGTTGAAACACCCGCACGGGACGCGTTCGTATTTTTCCGCGAACTTCCAGCGCGCCGGGCGGAATTTCTGGGGTATCGGTGCGGGCATGACACTTGCCAGTATCGAGGACACACTGAACGGATTACTGGATGACCTCGCACAGAATCTGGAACTGACCGTCGCGCCGCCGATTTTCTACGACGTGATGGCCTTCGATAATGCGGACGACGTGACGCTGAAGAAGCGTGCCAGGATTCCGTTCAACCCTGACCCCGTGAACCGCACGATGCAGCCATTTTTCCAGCCACGCTTTGACAGCAAGAGTGGCGAGCTGATCAACCTCTTCAACTGGTTCTACCGTCTGGCGGATGACGAAAGCGGCATACCGGGACTGCTCTCCGGTAACGACCGCATTGGCGGCGGTGAGGCAACTTTTCGCGGCATGAAGATGCTGGCGGCAAGCGCCAATACGCTGGTGAAAGCGGCGTTTCTCAATATTGACCAGACCATGATTCAACCAGCGATGCAGTGGTTATGGCGCTGGAACATGCTCAACAGCAAGGAGGAAGGCATCCGGGCTGATGTGCGCGTGGTGGCGCGTGGTGCGGCAGGACTGATGCAGAAAGAGATTGCCGACGCCGAGCGCGCAGATGTGTTGCCATTGTTGATGCAACTGATTCAGGGCGCAGGACTGCCGCCGGAAGAAACGCAGCGCATCATGCAGTATCTGCTGCAACAGACGATGGCACAGGGCGGGATGCCGGTGGATGAATTGATGAGCGACCCAGCGTTGGCGTTGCAACAGGCGGGAGCGGTGCAGTCATTGCAGCCCGCCACACCGCTGCCGACGATTGGGTCGGATACTGACACGGGAGGGCTGAATGTTTCTTGACGGGGATGCGGTGCGCGTAGGCGACACCGTGTGGCATATCACTGGCGGCTACGGTACGGTTGAGACCATCGAACATGACGAGGCACGGGTGCGCATGGCGCACGGCGGCGTATTGTCAATGTACGACGGCGGCAAGGCGGGCGGGCGCAAGATGTTTTACTGGTACGAACCCGTGGCGCTGACGCCGCGCAAGGGCAAGGAGAACATCCACCGCCACGCTATCCGTTTTGCCGAGACCGCGTTGGCACTATGGGAGGCGAGCGATGCCTGACACGGGGCGCGTCTTGCGCACAACGATAAACAATGACGCGGCAGGCAGCGACGAACTGCTGCCGAAAGGACGTGCGGGCAACCTGTCCGCACCGTTCGCGGTAGTGGATGCGCCGCTGCGTTTGCTGGCATTCGGCCTCGCCGACGATGACCGTGTGGCGGTGCTGCGCGTGTGGCGGCCACAATCCACGGGTGGCTTTGATGCCTGCGGGCGGATGCTGCCCGGCGGTGAAATGTTCGAGCGTCCCTACCGCATTGGCGGGCGGGACATCGAACTGTCGGCGGACGTGCCGGAAATCCTGCTGGATGCGGCGGGTTGGTTCCGCGTCGCCTACCGTGGCGGGCGGCGGCACGACGTGCAGGTATCCATGCTGACCGACCGCGTGGCACATCGTGACAATACCATGCGGGGCATCGTATGACGGATTGCCAACGCCCGAACGGCGAAGCGTGCAACTGTTGCAACGACGAAGCCATACAACACCGCCTGACTGAAATCACCCAATGGATAGAGCGGCTGGAATTGCTGATTACTGAAATCCAGAACCGTCCTGTCGGCAAAGACTGGCAGCTGACTGGCTGCGACGGCAATGCCCTGGCCCTGAATGCCAAAGTCGCCACCTGTGCCGAGCTAGACGCGGTGCGCAATCAGATCCAGGAAGCGAAGACACTCACCGACTGCGCGGGCAGAGCGCTTACCAGTGCGCCGTCGTGCGACGAATTCAACGCGCTATCGCAACGGGTCACGGATATCAATAACGAGATTACCCGCATCACGCAGATGGTGGACAGCCTGCCGAGAACACCGGCGCCGAACCCGTCACCATTACCGGGTGTTGACCAAGCGGTGATTGGCGGTATCCAAGGTGATATCAAGACCCTCAAAGACCAAATCACCGACCTGACGGGCCGCATTGAAGCATTGGAAAGTGGTGGCGGTAATACGGGGACGGGTGGTGCCTGCGATTTCACCACCAAATGGGGTGTTACCGCCTTTCTGCGCAAGGACGGAAAGGATGACGACAGTTTTACAGTGACGGTTGCCGTCACGGGTAGTCCGCTGAAACTGGCAACGGTGATGCTGCCCTTCCATCAGCGGGTGGTATGCCTGGAAGAGACAGGAACTTACACCTATCAATACGGCAGTCTGCGCACCGCAGGAAACTACGAAGCGGTACGCGATGGCGGGGTACGCCTGATTCACTGCGGGCGCAACGTGGCAGCGTCGGATGTGCAGACCTAGGAGCAAGCATGAACCAAACCAAACACACAGAACTCTTCCCGCTGGGAAAACACAATATAACCAGCATCACCTTCACAACGCCCGCTTTCATCGCGGGCTTTCATTTATCGCCAGATGAGTACGAGACCGACGACGTGACCGGCAAAGAAACGGGCAACAAACGGGCGGGCGATTACATCACCTTCGAGCGCCTGCTCTTCGACGGCGTGTATGACATCAACTGCGGGGCAAGAATCAACGAGGCGGGGATTGCGGCGGCGGCAGCCGTCAGAAACGAATGCGGCGAAGAAGTCCGCTTGGACTACTGCCACAACGCGCTATGGCTGACCGACCCCGGCATTTACCGCGCCGTCTTCCACGGCAACGCGCGCGAACAGGCGGCGGTCATTCTGTACAACGGGGGGAACTGAGATGGCATGGCATACGGTGACTTGCAAATGCAAGGAGAACAAACAGGGCGGTGGTGGCACGGATACTTTCGTGGACGGGATAAACATCACCCACAAGAGCGTTGACGATGGCACACAGTACACGGTGCAGCTATCGCGCAATGACGGCGAGACACTCACCAGCGCTTTCACGGTATCGGGCCGGGACGACACCGATACCCGTGTGGGTGGTTACGGCACGGCAGTACATGCGACCGAACACACGACGCAGCTATGGTTTGAAGAAATCCTGTACAAGAACGGCGGGAAGGTGGACGGACAAACGCCGCGCAAGATTAGCTTTGACTTGCCGCAGACGAAAATCAAGGAAGTTAATAAAGTCGGCGGCAGCGTCACCATCACCCAGCATACGGTGATCGGGACGGAAGAAAAGTACAAAGAAGAGTTTACCTTCGACGTCGGCGGCGGTGGCGGGGCAACACTGGACTTCGCCGCCGCGCCCAACGTCCACACGACCGACGGCACCGACCTGCCGACCAGACTCTACGGCAAGGCACGAGCAGCCATGCTGGCGGCACCGGACGGCTGGGCACTGGTAACGATGAACGGCAAACAATACGCCATCCCTGCCTATGAGGTGAAATGATGGCCAAATACAACCCCATCGGCCTCTACGGCGAAGGGACGGCGATACAGACCCACGACGGCTACAAGGATGGCGACACCATTGCCGCGCGGCATCAGGATATCGTGGGGTACATCTCGACAAAGGCGGGCAACGCCATCCGCCTCGGCAGCGACAAGCTGCTCTACGTCAACAACCTGTGCAGGGGGACAAGCGCGAAAACACCGACGGCGGCATCTGACCCGTTCGCAGCGGGTTATCCGAAACCGTCCTCACCGCTGTTCCCGAAGGAACCGGAAGCAGGCGCGGCACTGCAACTGTCCGACAGCTACGTCCCCTATCCGTTCTACAACGTGACGAAACAACGGCTGCCTGCGGCCTCACGTCATGCGCCGGTGCTGTCATATAACAACGCCTTCGGTGGCGCGCATGGCCGCCCGCATGGACAGGTACTGGATAGGGTAATTGATGTACGCGACCTCATCAGCCACGACCGGGGCAACGCCTTGCGGATTGGCGAGGACGGCCTGCTGTACATCCACAACTGTTGCAGGGCGGCGCCATGAAGACAAAACCTGTCGTCCTGCACGCAGGACATCAGGCCATCCGCGACGGGGATGTGGTGGATGCGCAATATGTGGACGTGGCCGCCTTCATCTCGCGCGATTCCGGCAATGCCCTGACCTACGCCGACGGCCTGTACTACGCCGCTGCCCCTTGCCATGAAAACAGCAGCTACGTCATCGCCACCGACTTCTTCCCGATCATCGCAGAGGACGGTTACAAAGTCGGCGGGCTGCGGGTAACGGGCATCCATGTGACCGGCGGCAAAGAAGAAACGGGGGCGAAAGACGCCCTTACTGTCGCGGTGGAGCCGTTGGGCGGCGTGCTACGCCGTTACGGCGTGAAGCAACACGCCGAAAGGGAAGCCGTGAGCGTGGACGTCGAACCGCTGGGTGGCGCAGTGCGGCGTATCGGTCTGATTACCCATGAAAACACGGAAGCCATCGGCGTGGCCGTTGAACCACTGGGCGGCGCGGTGCGGCGTGCGGATGGCTACAGGGCAGCGGACGGCTACAAGACGCAGACGCTGCTGGTGAAAGCAATCGAGGTGAAATGATGAATATCAGCTACGCAGGGCGCTTCCGCTGCGCCGTGCAGGATGGACGCGGGCGGGTGGTTGAGGAAACGGGGTGGATCAAGAACCTTGTCCTCGACCAGGGGCTCAAATACCTGGGCAACGGTGCCGGTGCCGAAATTGGCGAATTTGCCACGCTCTACATCGGCGTAGGGCAGAAGGCGGTGGCGGCGACGGATACCGCCTTACAGACACGCATCGGTGCCGATGTGTACGGTGCAGCGACGGCAGGCAATCCGACGCACAGCGTAAATTACGACCCGCTCAAACCGCAGTACATAACACGGCAACAAGTGGTAACGCGCTTTGGTCCCTTCCAAAGTTCGCAGAACCTGACCGAGGTCGGTCTGGGAGCGGGCGTCGGCGGCGATTACTTCCTGTTGACCCGCGCGCTTATCAGGGATGCGACGGGTACACCCACCGTGCTGACGGTACGCAAGGGCGGCTACCTGACCCTGACCTACGAATTGGTGCAGGTGTGGGATACCGCACCGGCGACGTATCAGGTGCAGGCGCAAGTCAAGGGTACGCCGACGGCAGTCAACGTGACGACCAAGCTCTGCGATGTCGGCACCCTGTCGTATCAGACGCTGAACACGCAGGTCACACGCTTTTTCGCCGATGCCGAAGCCTTCGCGGGCGACATCGGCAACACCATCGCCGACCATCCCGGCGGCGAACGCCGCGCCATCACTACGCCGAAAGGGCGCTGGCAGTTTGACGAAGCCACGCTGACCTCAACGGCAACCATCTCCATACAGGGCATTACCTTCGCCGACGGCATCAAGGCACTGCGCCTGCCGACCACGCGCGGCATCTGGCAGGTGGGGCTGACCACGGCGGCCGGGAAAGGCGTCGTGTTGCAGGCAGAAAACGTATTTGAAGTCGTGCTGAGTATCCGGCACGCACGCTACGAGGGGGCATTATGAACATTGGTATCGCAGGACGATTCGAGCTGCATGTGTACGACGAGAAGGGGGTATTGCGCGAACACCGCCCGATGCAGCCGAACCTGATAACGGACGCCGGGCTGATAGCGCTGATGCAGGGGCATAACATCGCCGCCCTCCGCCTCGGCAGCGGCGATAACGAACCGCAAAAGGCGGATACCCAACTGACCGCGCCGCTGGCGGATATCACCTACGCGTCGGCAAGTGGCGACAAAGACGGACAACTCTACGACAAAAGCGGCCAGTTCTACACCTATTGCGTACCGCAGTTCCGTTCGCGCAATACCGGGACGGCAGCAGTGACTGTAAAAGAACTGGGGCTGTTGGACAACGATACCAACAAACTCGCGACCCACGCCCTGATCAAGTCCGGCGGCGCACCATCCCCTATTACCTTGCAGCCGGGCTGGTATCTGGACGTCACCTACGAGCTGCGCGCCTATTATCACAAAGCGCCCATCAGCAAGGATGCCGAATTTACGGTAGGCAGCGATAAGAAAACGTATCACACGCAGACGGTGGTATGGGTAAAACCGGATGGCAAATCGCTGTATACGACCCCCCATCCGGCGAACCTCAGTATCAACAGCGGATATCTCTACCTCACCGTTCATGCCTACCCGTCCGGGTTAACGGCGGACGGCAAGCCGCCCGCCACGAGCGGCGGTGTGACGGTGGCAGAGCGGGCACCACGGCCACAAGACACCGATATTGTGATACAGGGCGACGCAGCGGTTGCCGATTTACCGCTCATTACCATGCCGGAGCACATCAACGTCAGCGGTGGCAGGGTAAAAGTCATCGGCCTGTTCGGCGGTGCCCTGATGAGCCACGCCGTCGAGTTCAAGGACGACGCGGGCGAAGGCATCCCCAAGGATGAACTGAGCGCGATCGATTTCCGCTTCCGCTACACCGTCTCCCGCTACAGCGGCACGCTGGAAGAGAGGGCGTAATGCTGCCGCAAGTGATGGGGCGGGTGGAGTCGCCCGACCTGAATATCCACCGCTACGCCCCCCTGCTGCATCCCATCACCGAAAGTTACGACTTCGGCGGGGTGAAGAACGGGGACGCCAGCCGTGGCACAAACGCGCACATCTGGAAATGCCGCACCGACGGCAGGCAGATATTCATCGAAAACCTGGGCGACAAGGACACACGGGCGGGGGCGGAAGCGGCGGTGGCACTACCCGTCAGCGGCACGAATATTACCGAGGTGTCCTTTACCGTTGACCAGAACGCACGGGCGGTGGTGGCCTTCGTGGACAACCGCCTCGTGAAACTGTACCTGTACGACAACGATGCGGGGAAATATGCCGTCAAGCCTTACGGGACGGTGCTTTCCCCGCGTGTTTCACTGGACGACAAACGTGAAAAACAAGTGGCAAACAGCGACATCATCCTGTCCTACATCGAAGGTACCACGCTGGTGGCGCGTACCCAGCGCGAGAAATTCCAGGACAGGATAGAAGTACAGACAGGGGTAGGCAGCGCATGGTTTTTGCGCGACACCGGCGCAGCGCGGGACAACACCTTCCGCTTTTGGCTGTACCGGCGCGATGCCTACGAAGCCGAAACCGGCACAACCTACGCACCATGACAGAGAGGTAAACATGGACTACAAACCGGCAAACAGACCGCATCTGCAACACGGAATGACGCCTGCGGGCGAGCGGCCCAGCGTGCAGCGTACCGAGCAGCGCATGAAGACGAAAGTCACGCCGCGCATCGGCGGCTGCCGCAGTTGCAAAGGCGGTAAATGATGAAAATCCCCGCTTCTTACAAACAGCTTGACCGGCTCACGGATATATCCCCGGTCGGTGAAGCGCTGGCAAGGCGGCGGGAAGAGCTGCGCAGGCAAATGGTGGCACAACGTGATGCCCATGAGCTTGCGCGCATACAGGGGCGGGCGGAAGAAATCGATTTGCTTCTAGACGCCATATTTGCCACGCGCGGCATGACCGCGCCCGCAAGGAGAAACGAAACATGAACGAAGCAATGAAACGACGGCTGGCGCGCCGCGCCGAAGAAATCGCGGCACGGGAAGCGGCCTACAACGCCGACGTTGATGACCCCCGCGAGGAAGACGACCCCGCAGCAGACCCCGCAGCAGAACCTGGCGACAAGCAGGACAACGCAGAAGAGGACTACGAGACCCGCTTCAAACGGGTCAGCGGGAAGATGAGTGCGCTGGAAAGCGAGAACGCGGCACTGCGCCGCCAACTGGCGGAAAAGCAGGTGGATACACCAGCGAAAGCAGAGCCGAGCGCAGAAGAGCGCGAGCAGGCATTGATTGAAGACCTGCGCAAAGAATACGGCGACGACTGGGAATACATGGACGACGTGCAGCAGAAGATGGCGATCCGCCAGGAAAAACGCCTGCGCGCCCTGTCCGTGGATGACAGCGTGAAAAGCGCCCTGAGCAAGCGCGATGACGACGCGAAAACACGCGGCTTCATCACGCGCATGGACGAGGCGCTGAAAGCCCACGGGACAAACTTCGTCGAAGCGGTGAACAACCCCGCTTTCGATGCCTGGTTGCGGGAATCGCGTAAGCGTACCGCCATCTTCGAGGCGGCGGCACAAGGCCGCGACGACGAAGCCGTTACCGATATGTCCGAATTGTTTGCCGAGTTTCTCGGACGCAAAGGAAAAGAGAACAGTACCAGCCCGACGGTGAGGCGGAACAAACCCGCATCCCCGCCGAAAGCCGGGAAGGAAATCACCTTTGCCGAGTACGCCGCAGCCGTGAAGGACAAGCGCCACCCGGGCAGACGCGCCGCCGCGCAGAAAATCATCGATGCCTACCACAAACAGCAAGAGGGCTGATATGGCGAAAGAAAATATTGACGGTCTGGGACACCGACGTTTAGTCCCCGACCAACTCTATGCGGACAAAGTTTCGCATCAGATATTCGACCGCAACTACGATGAGGCGCTGACGCCAAACATCGCCAATGCGGAGGCAGATTTCGAGAACAATCTGGTGTATGGGGATACGGTGACCTTCATCACCCGCGACCTGGAAGACACGACACTTTTCCAGGAAACGCAAGGTAACGAAGAACCGGAAACCGATACCATCGAACTGTGCTCGACCACCATCAAACTGTGCGCGCACCGCAAATTCAAAATCAAGGTGCCGTACCACGAACTGCGCAAGCTGGAGCACGAAGGGCTGGCGACCCCCTACCTCGAAACCGTGGAGCGGACGCTGGAACAATCCCTGAAGCTGATGTGGGACGAATCGCACCTGGCACACATGCTGGTACAGGCCGACCCGCTGAACATGGGCAACAGCGCAGGCGAAGCAGGCGTGAATGTCGGCAGTCCCGACAACCCCATTGTCATCCCGCAAGGCATGGCGGCGGGGGCGGAAAAACTGGAAGAAGTCATCACCAGCCTGCAACTGCTGCTGGTGCAGCAGAACGCGATGAGCTTTGGCGGGGACACTGCGCTGATCCTGCCCGCGCTGGCAGCATCACGCGCGATGCCTATCCTGCGCGACCTGAACCAGTGTTGCAGCGAGAACAACATCCGCATCACCGGACAACTGGGCAAAACCCTGTACGGCTTTGACGCCTTCCAGACCAACCGCCGCGTACTGAGCACGGTTCACAACGGCAAGAAAATCTACTACCTCATCGCCGCCGACAAAAACGCCAGCGGCTTCGTGAGCGACATCTACAACTTCAAATGGTGGGAAGGCAAATTCGACACCTATCTGGTCGGCGAAGAAACCCACGGCAGCTATGTGGTACAGCCACAGCACATTGCCGTTGCCTGCGTCACCTTCGCCTAGGAGAAAAACATGGCAAAAAACATTGAAATCTTCCGGGGCGGTCGCGGCTTTGACGCGCGCGATCCGGAAAGAAGCCGCCTGGCCGTCAACCAGCGTCCTGCCGACGGCCACATCAAGGCGGCAACTTGGGAAGACCGCATCCGCATTAACCGCCAGCGCTTCACCTGTTCCGGGTTGTCGCTTGCGGTGGGCGACGTGATCGGTATCCACACCACCCCGACCTTCGGCGTCATTGACGCGCTGGGGCTGGCGGTGCTGATGGCCGAAGAAGGGCTGAAGCTGAAGGTGGTGACAAACGACAGCGCGGTCACACTGGCAGGCCTTGATTTCAGCGTGTACGAATACAGCGACACGGAGAAGAAATACAAGGCCGTGGACGAGAGCAAAGGCATTGCCGACCTGACCGACATTGGCAACAAGCAGCGTTACTACGCGGGCTACGCCAAACCGGGTGAAGCGTTGATGCGCATTACCAATCCGGTCGTCATCGCCCTGGAAGTGGTGGCACTGCCGACGGGCGGGCTGAAAGGCGAGTTCGATATTGAGAGCCGCCTGCAATTCCGGCAGACGGTGCGCCCGCCCGCTTTCCTGGGCTGCGCATGATAAACCCGCGCCCTGCCGCAAGGTGGGGCGAAGTCTATTTGAGGACAGAACATGAACCATATTTACAGCCGTAGCAACGGCATCGTGTTGAGCCACATCGCCCATGTGGACGACGTACTGAAAACATCGGGCGGGGAACTGGCCGGATTACGACGCGGCAAGACCCAAGCGCCGCTGGTCATGGCAAAAGCCCCGCCGCCGGAAGACCCGCCGCCGGAAGAGATTGAGGAAACTTCACCGGTTGCAGCAGCGGCAGAAGCCGCGCCGGAAAAACAGGGACGCAGCAAGAAGGCGAAAGCGGAAGACCCGCCACCGCCGGAAGAGGGTGTGGAAATCCTGTAAAACCGGACAAAAACAAAACCCCGCGAGGCGGCAACTTCGCGGGGTTTTTTATCATCAACTTAGAACGGTTAAGTCAATGAATACGGCGAAGTATAGCAAGGCACGGGTGGAAATTCACCCGAAGGAAGGTCTGAAAATGGAAATGTACGCAAGCCCGTTTGTGCGGGGGTGCATTGGTGTCGCTGTCCTGCTGGTAGCGTTCGGGCTACTGCTTTTGATGGCAACGCCCTTTGTGCAAGTGTTGAGGTGGTGGTGAAGCGATGAAAGTCCAAAGCCTGCTCACCGAACTGCGCTACCAGTTAAACGACCTGGAAGGGTTGGGCTACCCTGATGACCTGCTGACGGAGTTCATCAACGACGGCCTCTGTTTTATCTACCGGTATCACCCCGAACACTTCGCGCACAGCACCGTGCATGCAGCGGTATTGGGCGACGTGCAATGTCTGGGCGCGTGTTGCGACCGCCTGCTGTCGGTGGATGCGGTCTGCGACGCCTGTGGCAACTTCGTGGACATGGTGCGCCAGGGCAGTACCAAGCAGGCAGCGCTGTTCGACAAGGCCCCCGTCAATCCGGGGATGCGCACGGTGAAACTGCGCGCCAACGTCAACAACGAATTTGCCGTGTGGCCGCCGGTTGCCGCCGCAGAACAGCCGCTGTACTTCCGTGTCACCTGTACCCGTCCACCCGACGCGGTACGTTTCGGCACAGACGACATCCCCGGTTGCGCGCATCACGAGGCACTCTTGAACTATGTGCTGTACCGCGCCTATGCCATCGAGACGGAAAGCCAGACCAGCGCGGCCTTGTCGCAGACCTGTTACCAGCGCTGCCTGCAACTGCTTGGGCTGGAGCAAACCGCGCTGACGAGCGCAAGGGAAAACAATGAGCGACCTTAGCCAGCACATCACCACCACGCAGACCACGCATTGCTGCCCGCGTCATGACCGCCCGCACCGTGTCGTCGAATACCGGCGGCAGAAAGAAATCGATTACCTCTGCTATGCCGCCTGGCTACCGAACGTGCGCATCCTTGTGCCGCATGTACCGGACAACATCCTGCTGGACTACATTCGCCGCGCAGCCATCGAATTTGCCACGCGTACCGCCATCCTGACCCGCAACATCAGCCTAGACATACAGGACGGTGTCGCGGACTACTGGCCGTGCCTGGGCGGGGAAGAACGTATCGGGCGGGTGCGCCTGCTCAGTATCGGCGGACACTGCTACAAACCCGTGGGGCATACCTGTTCGTGGGAACTGTCCTGCGGACATTTTTGGTTTCACCCGCCGAACAGCCTGGAAATACACCCGCCGCCGCGCGAATGCGCCACCGTCATCCTCACCGTGGACGCCGTGCCGTCGGAAACGAGTAGCCAATGCGACCACCTGCTGCATGACCGTTACTTTGAGGCCATTACTGCTTATGCGGCAGCGCAGGCAGCACTGATACCGCCGATGGACGATAGCGACAACATCATCCCGCAGAACGCCGGTCTGTACCAGATGCACATGGGCCGCTTCAACGCCGGGGTGAACCGTGCCAAGGTGGATCAGGCCAAACGTTTCTCTGACACTGTGCAAAGCTGGGGGCAATATGACGGATAACTGCATCGACACCTGCTGCACTGCGCGCATGGACAAACCACCGCTGACCTTACCGGCGGGGAAAATCGCAGCGGGGGTGTACGAAAACGTCACGGTGGAAATCAACGCCGAGGGCAAAGTGGTACGGCTGGAACCATCGGCACATGACACCGTGCGAGGGTGCGATATATGCGGTTAAACCTGACCCGCTTTGGCGGCCTGCTGCCGCGCCAGACCGACCTGAACAAAGACGTATCGTTCGCCGACATCGCGGAAAACGTTGACCTCGCGCGCGGCACCCTGCGCCCGTGGCGGCAACCCGCAAAAATCAGTGAAACGACAGGCGGGGCTATCTATGTAGATGGCTGCTGCGTGATTGCCGGGGGCTGTCATGCGCGCTTCGCCGAAGTCGGCACGGGCTGCGGCCGCATCGTGGTGGCGACGGGTATCAGTCATGCGCCGGTTTTCACCAGCACCTGCCCGCCGCAGTGGGAGCCACTGGGTTTCCCCTGCCGCATGGCCGCGCCGACCGTGGGCATTGCGCCTGTGCAGCGGCGGGAAGACTTCAGCCTCGAACTGCGCAGCTACTACTACACCGTGGTAAACCGCTTGGGCTGGGAGAGTGCGCCATCGCTGCCGTCGGAATGGTTGCGGATGAACACACTGGATGACGTGACCGTGAGCGGCTTCGCCGTGCCGGACAACGCTACCGCTATCCGCCTCTACCGCGCGCAGACACCACTGGACTTCGGCGTCGAGCAGAACGACGCCGCCGCCGATGCCGTGTACCTGCTGGTGGACGAAAGACCGGCAGACACGGCAATTATCAGCGACCGCGTGAAAGTGGCGGGTCAGGCCTGCGACACCGAGGATTACGACGCACCACCCGCCGACCTGCGCGAAGTGCGGGCATGGCGCGACGGCAGGCTGGCGGGACTGTCCGGCGACCATTTCCGCATGAGCGCCCTGGGCGCACCACATGCCTGGCCGCTGAAATTCACCGTCGCCTGCAACGACCACCCTGTGGCGCTGCTCACCGACGAAGACATCGCCTATGTGCTGACCGACGGCAGACCGGTGGCACTCGTTATCCACGGTGACTGCGGCGACGGCCACCCCATCGAAATACGCGAAGCGGCACAAGCACTGCCCTGTATCTCGCGCCGGAGCGCCGCCATGCATGGCGGCGTGGCGCTCTACGCCTCACACGCCGGACTGGTGGCGATGCAGGGTAACAACGCGCAAATCATCACCCGTGACTACTACACCGCCGACCAGTGGCAGGCCTTGCGCCCGCACACCATGCGCGGCGCGGTCAGTGATGGCGTGTACTACGGGGCGACCGATACCACCTTTATCCGCTTCGACCTGCCGGATGACGTCTTTGCCGACGCGCAGACCGGTGCAATGACCACCCTCAGCCTGCGCCCACAGGCCCTCACGACCGGCGCGGACGGGTGGCTGTATCTCGCGCTGACCGACGGCACCTATGCATGGAACGCCGGGGACACAACCATGCCCTACCGCTGGCGCGGCAAAGTGCAAAGCACGAGCGGGACGGTACGAATGAGTGCCTGGCGCCTGCGCACGACGGCGAATGTCGAAGTGACGCATTGGCTGGGAACGCGGGAAATCCAGCGGGTACAGGCAGGAAACCATGCCTGCCGTCTGCCGGTGGGGTATGCGGGCGAAGAATGGCAGGTAGAAATACGGGGTACAGGCGAAGTGAGCGAATACATGATGGCAACAGGTATACGGGAGTTACTGCGGTGAGAATCGAAAAACCGGATGAAACGCGCCTTGATGCGCAGATGGAAGAGCTGATGGCATACATGGTGGCGCATGACCAGCTGCTGTACTTCCCGGTCACATTTGTGCAGGCGTGGCTGGCAGGCAAGCTGAAAGTGCTGACCCGCCGCGACGGGGCAGGCAACATTACCGGCATGCAGGTGCTGTGCTTCTTCACCTGCCCGGTGACGGGGAAGGCGTACTACATCGAGAGCTTTCGTGCCGGCGACGACCTGCGCAGCGAAATGGCGCCCATACTGGCGGGATACCAGGAGGTCGAAGATGCGGCTTGAAACTACGGAACAACTGATGAGCCTGATCACACTGTACCGCGAACACCAGGCGGAGATTGACCGCTACCCTGGGGCGAAGATGGAGCGGGTGATGGACATGCTGCACAAAGTTTTCCTTGGTGAACCGGACTGGTTTGGGGAAGTGGTGATGCAGGATGAGGACGTGGTCGGCATGGTACTGGGCTTGCGCATGCGCGAGCTGCTATCCGACGAACTGGTGGCGCAGGAAATGGTGGTGTACTTGCGACCTGACCTGCGGCATGACCAGGCAGCAAAAATGGAAGTCATCCGCGCCTGGCACCGCTTCGCTGATTGGGCGCGGGCGCAGGGCTGCAAGCGCATCAAGGCGCTGTCCTACGGCGAATTTGCCGCCATGCTGGAACGCGACGGCTTCACCCGGTACGCCGTTGCCCTCTACAGGGAACTGTGAAATGAGCGGCGCAGGACAAGCGGCAGCGGCGGCCATCAACGCGGCGGCGAGCCTCGCGATTGCCGAACTGCAACGGCAGGTCGAAAAAGACAAACTGAAACTGCAAAAAGAAATTTGGCGCACCCAAAAACGCTGGGCGGAAATGTACCACGACCTGTGGCACGACAAATACCGGCCGGTCGAAATCGCCTTTCTGGACTACGTTAGCAAGAAACAACCCTATGTGCCGCAGTACGACGCAGCAGAAAGCCGCGCGGTGGTGGCGGTGCGGCGTGAATTTTCCCTGGCGCGGCAAAAACTGGCGCAGTGCATTGACCCGCGTTGCATTGGCGAATACTGCAACAACAGCCGCACGCTTGCGATTGAAGAAGCGAAGGCGGCGGTAGCGGCAACCAACCGGGGCTTCCGTGCCGAAGAAGCGCGCAAGGACATGAAAGACAAAGAATGGGAAAACCTGATGCTAGCGGTGCTGCAACTGGGGCGCGGACTGGGCGCGAACGCCAACAACCTGCTCACTTCAGCCTCGCAGACGGCGGCGAACGCGGCCAACATCAACCCCTACGGCGGCTACGCGGCAGCGATTGGCAACATCGCCAGTCTCCTGGGGAACCAGATGGTGCAAAAAGAACATGACGGCTACGGACTGGGCGGTACGCGCACGACGGGCAAGAACACCGTGACCGGTGCAACCGGCTTTGACTTCGGCGCAGGCAACCATACACAGGGCTTCACCAACACACTGGGGGGATAACACATGAGCCTGATAGACGACTACTTCAGGGGCTTGAACCAGGGACAGGCGTCCTATGACGCCCTGATCCAGGGGCGGCAGGCACAGGCGGCAAACCGTATCAAGCTGGATGGTGCGCAGATGCAACTGGAAAACGATGCCATCCTGCGCGAGGCGCGCCTCAATCAGGCGCTGGAAGAACTGCGCAACAGCGCTTCGCAGCACGAACAACAACGCCGCTTCCGCACGGGGCTGGACGGCCTGACCTATCAGGGCGAGCAGGCACGGCTTGGCGCAGAAACCTGGAAGAACCTGAACAACATCACGGCGGAGAGGGAAGCGTCGGACATCGCGGGTGCCACCTGGGGCGACCGTTTCAGAACGGCGCAGACCCAGGCAGCGACGGGGACAGTGGACGCGCAGACAGCGAATACCAACGCGCAAACCCTGGGTGTCTTCTCACGGGCAAAAAACGACGCGGTGCAAAACGGGGAAGACCTGATCCGCAGACGGGCGGGGCTGCAAGTCACGCGCGGCTACACACAGGAGGCGACGGGACAAATCAATGACAACGCGCAACAGGTAGCAGCGGGGCAGGGGCTGGAGGACGCCAGCCGCGCGGCGCGCGCGTCGCAAGTACAGGACACCATTGACAGCCTGACCCGCGAGGCAATGCGCGCCGGAAAAATAAGCGCACAGGACTACCAGCAATACCTGTACGGCATCATGGACAATCCGCAGGAAAGTAACGCGCGCAGAGAGGCGGCCGCACTAAAACTGCAACAGATCCAGCAGCCGCAATCAGGACAAGTAGATACGATGAAGATGCAGATGGCGGTGACAGCGCCGGACAGGGTACTGGAGCAGGCCGGGCTGAAAGTACTGGACGCTGACCCGAAGACGGGGCTGTATCCGGTATCGGACGGACGTGGCGGTTACCGCATGATCACCCATGCACAGATGCAGTATCAGGCGGCAATCCTGCTGGGGGTTGACCCAAAGAACTTCCAGACGGCAGCGAACGCTGGGGAAGCGGCAATCGTCAAGGCAGCGACGGGGGACACCACCCTGGCGGGCATTATCGGTGCGCCGCAGACCGGCTACTACATCGCGCCGCCGAACACGCCGACACCGGAACAGCAGGCGCAGACCGTCGCTATCAACAAAACCATCATGCAGGCCACGGGCTGGATGCCGAGCGTACAGTCCCCCAGCAGATGGCAGAACCCGCAGACAGGTGAGCCGGTGCCGGAAGCTGACGTACTGGCGGCGCAACAGGCGGTAAAAGAAAAACTGGGGATTCAATAATGGCCGGACTGAGTGCGCAGGAAGCCCGTGCGCTGGCGATGGGGCTGGAAATCGAGCGCGACCTGCCGACTGGCTCCTTGCAAGCCATCGGCGAACAGATGACGGGCTATCGCAGCGATAACTCTCTCTTGCCCGCACATGTCGAACGTGCGCCGGAGCGGGCGGACGAATACGGGCAGAGCGCAGCACGGTTCAGCGAGAAGCTGGGCGAGTTTGACGGCATCATGCCGCTGGCGATTGACGCCTACTATCGGGGCGATAAGGCGACGCGGGCGAGCATAGCAGCGGGGAAATTCCCGCAGGAAGCGGTGGATGCCGTCCACGAAACCCTGGCGCGGATGCCGAAATACGGCGGGCAGGAAATGAATGACGCCGATGTGGCGCTCCTCAACACCCGCATGGGTGCGCCGTCGCACGACCTGCGCGGAGTGCGGGAAGCGCCCATCCCGAAAGCGGCCAAACCCGTACAGCTGCGGCAGGTTGCGGGCGGCAGATGGAAAACCGGCGACCCGTTCTTTGACGCGGTGATGGACATTGAAAGCGGCGGGCAGACAGGGAAAGGTGGCGTGGCACATGCGGTATCACCGACCGGGGCGGCGGGACTGTTCCAGTTCACGCGCGGCACCGGCAAGGCTTACGGTCTAATTGCGAACGGACGTGACCTGCGCAAAGACCCCGCCGCCAACTTTGCTGCCATGCAAAAGCTGACACAGGATAACGCCAAAAGACTGGCGGACGCGGGGATGGAAGTTAACCCGTCAACACTCTACCTTGCCCACCAACAGGGCGTTGGTGGGGCGATTGCCTTGCTCAAAGCGGCAAAAAGCGGGCGGGACGTATCAAGCGGCATCCGCGCCAACATGAACGTCAACGGCGGGCGCGGCCTGACGCCGGCGCAGTTTGTCGCCAAATTCGACAAAAAAATACGGGAAGCCTATGCGCGCAATGGCGCGGCGGCGAACTATGGCGCGCCGCAGATAGACACGAGTGGTGCAGATGCGGTACTGGCACAGGCAGCACAAAGCGGCATCCCCCCGGCAGACGCAGCGGCATACGGCCCAACAGGACAGGGAGAGAACCCGCTTGATCGCATGATGCGGGAAATGCCGAGCACGGCAACCGCCGATGTCATGGATGCGGCGGGACAAAGCCGCTACACCACGCCGGACAGACGGGACGAAGAAGGGCTGCCAAAGACCACCAGCGTGGACTGGATCGCGCAACTTGATGACATCTTCGCCCAACAGGACAACAGCAGGATTATCCCGCCGCTGGTGCGTAGCGCCATCAGCGGCATCATCACCGGACAACTTGGAGAAACAGCATGAGCAGCAAACTGCGGGACATGGCGGAAAGACTGCAACAGGCGCCAAATGTGAGCGAGCAGATGGCAAAACTGGACCAGATGATGGCCGTCGGCTATGACGACTACTGGAAAGGACGCCAGCCAACGAAAAGCCCGTTTGCCGACTTTCGCGGCATCCAGCCGCTGCCACAGCAACCGGTACAGACTCAACCCATGCCTGACCTGACGCAGCCGTTGCTCGAACCCACCACGCAGGAAAAGGCGCCGGAAACAGGAAGCGGCTGGGGCGTTGGCGAAACCCTCAAAGCCTTCGGCAAGGGCGCGGCCAACTTCGACGAGAACAACGAACAGCGCACGGCGGGCATGGGGATGCTCTGGGCAGACTTCTGGCAAGACCGCCTCGGCAAGAAAATCACCGACCTGGCGGCGCGTGACGAGCTGACGCCGGAGCAGTACAAACAGATGAAATTTGCGCAGCGCACCCCGGAAGAAACGCTGTGGGGCGAGAACGGGTTGACCATTGTCGCCGATGACGACCCGCGCGCGAAAGCGGCGAAGCTGGCGCGGACCAGGGGCATCATCACGCAGAGCGAGGCAAAGCGCATTGATGCGGCGCGCAACGTGGACATGGCGTTTAACCGCGACTTGCGCGCGCGCTGGGCGAAATTCGTCGAGGCTGCCGAACGCGGCGAAATCAAACTGACCGATGCGGACGAGAACGGCAGGAGCGTTGACCCGCAAAAACTCTACGCTGACTTCAAACGCTTTGAGCGCGGGAATTACGAAGGCGTCACAGGCTACCGCCCCAAAGCAGGTGAAATGAAACTGGGCGACAACGAATGGGCGCAGGAAGTGGGTTATAACCGCCGCAATGATCGCCTGCTGGGCTGGCACGAAGACGCGGAGAGCCGCAAGAACAAGAACGCCTATGAGCGCGGCACCCCCGCCTACTACATGATGATGTTCGGCGAGAGCGCCCCCGATATCGCCCTGATGATGGGCGGGGTGGGGTTGGCGCGCGGCGGCACCGGATGGGTGGCGGCCAGAACTGCAGCGGGCAAAGCTGCCGAACATGCGGCAGAGCGCGCGGCCATGCGGGCCGCCATCAACGCTGGTGTGGAGAGGACAGCGGCGCGGGAAATGGCGGCGCAGGCAGGAAAGGCGGCAGCACAGGGCGTGGGTCGGACAGCGGCGGCAAACACGGGCAGCCTGACCGGTTCTGCCTTCATCGGCGAACAGGTGGCGGCGCAGGCCTACGCCGACGCGCGCGCCAGCGGCCTGGAACCCCAGGCGGCAGCCATCTATGCGACCTGGTACGGCCTGGCCGAGGCTATCCCGGAAAAATTTGCGTTGGGGAAAATCCTGCGTGGCAACGGCACCATCCGCCGCCAGGCGCTGCGCGGCATGATGGCGGAAGCAGCGCAGGAATCCGTGACCCAGGTTTTGCAGAACACGGCAGACATCAAAATGCTGGACCGCAAGATGAGCCTGAAAGAATTTCTGCTTTCGACACTGGATGCCGCAGTCGTCGGTGGCCTGATGGGCGGCACGATGGGCGTGGTTCATGGCGTCGCGCAGAAGATGGGTGAGGCGGAACAGGTGAACTACGCCGACGAATGGCGGCGTCTGGTCGAAGCCGGGCTGAACGGACGGCAGGGTGGGACAGCGCAAGACGGCGCACCACCTGCACCGGGCGGCAATCCGGCGCCGGGCAACCCCACCCATCCGGGCGGCACGCCACCCGTTAACCCCAACCCTGCCCCGCAAGGACAGGGGGCAGCACCGCCACAGGCGGGTTTTGGTACGGTGGCCGCAGAAAACGGTGCTCCGGATGTGGCCAACGACGAATTGCAGGAAGACCTGAACGAACTGGCGACGGCGGGCGCGCAGCCGTGGGCGGGCTGGTTCAGCCCGGACGAAATCGCCGCCATTGCGCGGACCGACCTCGAAGCGGCGCTGCGCATATCAAGCGCGCAGCGGGTGCTGGCCGATCCGGACGTGCCGGAAAGCGCGAAGCGGCAGACCGTGAATGACATTACCTCACCGGCTGACCTTGTCGCGGGGATGCGTGAACGTTTCGGCGACAACATCATCGGGCAGGAAGCTGCTGCGCAGACGGCGGCAACCCCCGCGCAACAACAAGCCGCCCCGCAACCGGCGGACAACCCTGCGCCGGTGAACCCCGTAGCAGACAGCACCGCGCCGCAAGCTACCCCGGCCGGACAGGCCAGCAATCCCGCACCGGACAGCGCGCAACAGACCGTTGCCGGGCAACAGCATATCGCCAACCGGCGTTCAGTAGCCGGTATGACAGCTGAAGCGCGCAGGCAAGCCGGCCAGTTAGGCACAACAGCTTTCGACGCACGCATTGATGCCATGGAAGCAGCTTATGCCGCACAAGAACCAACCGATCCGGAACAGGCCATACAGGCATTCAACGCCGCCTCGGACGCCATCTCGCAAGACATGATTCAGTACGCGCGCGCGAACGGCTACACGGCACAACGCAGCAACAGCCCGGGCGGCTTCGACTGGGTGAAGCCGAACCGCCCCACACCGCAACCGCCACAGAATCCCGCTCCGGCGAACCCCGCGCCGAATACCCCGCCTGCCCCGCCGACAACAGGCGGCGGACAATCCACCATCCGCGCCAACGGGCAGGAACACGGCGTCACCTTTGAAGTGCGCGAAGCGGCCAGCCTCAGCCCGGCCACCGAAGCGGGCACGGCGAACCAGGCACGCAACCGCGCCAGCAATGCGCAGTCGGCAGCGCAGGTGGCAAACATCGCCGCCAACCTTGATCCGGTCACCCTCACCGCCGACACCCACGAAATGGATACGGGAATGCCGACCCTGGCACGCGACGGGCAGACCATTATTGCGGGGAACGGGCGGACGATGGCCGTGCAACAGGCCTACGCGCAGCACCCTGAGCGCGCGCAGGCGTACAGACAACACCTGATTGATAACGCTGCCGCCTACGGTCTCGACCCGGCAGCCATCGCACAAATGCAAAACCCCGTGCTGGTGCGCCGCTTCACCGATGACGTGGACGTGCAGCAGATGGCGACGGCGAGCAACGCGGGCACGGGCATGGCTTTGTCTGCCTACGAACTGGCGGCGACCGACGCGCAAGCCCTGCCTACCGACCTGCGCAACCTTGTCGGCGGCACGGACGGCATGATAGATCCGGCGACAGGGACGAATGCCGCCGTCATGGGGCAGTGGGCGCAAGCCCTGCCGGAGAACCGCCGCAACGCCGTGTACACGCAGGACGGGCGGACGCTGAGCCGCGAGGGCTTGCTGGCTTTCAGGAACGCCGTACTGTACCGCGCCTACGGCGAAGGCGTGGACATGGGCGATGGCATTATTAGCCGCCAGACCCTGGCCGACATCATCGAAAACAGCGTGGAAGAACTGCGCAACGTGAGGAACGCACTGGTGAACATCGCGCCGCGCGTGGTGGACATGAAGGCGCGGGTGCAGCAAGGGCTGTATCCGGCGGAACTCGACATCAGCGCCGACCTGCTGCGCGCCAGCGAAAGCCTGACGCAGACACGCAAGGCGAACGGGCCGACGGTGGAGGGTATCATCAACCAGCAGAACCTCGACGGCAGCAGCTACCCCGCGAACGCCGCCCCCC